CCAACGGCAACACCAACGGTAACACCAACGAATACTTTAACCGCAACACCAACGGCAACACCAACGGTAACACCAACGAATACTTTAACCGCAACACCAACGGTGACACCTACGGTAACACCAACGGTAACACCAACGGTAACACCGACAAATACTCTGACGGCAACACCAACGGTAACACCGACAAATACTCTGACGGCAACACCTACGGTAACACCTACGAATACTTTAACGGCAACACCAACGGTAACACCGACAAATACTTTAACCTCCACACCAACGGTAACACCTACGGCAACACCTACGGTAACACCTACGAACACACCAACACCAACATTTACAGGTATTACATCAACACCAACAAGTACACCTACGGTAACTCCGACAAATACTCTGACGGCAACACCAACGGTAACACCTACGAATACTTTAACGGCAACACCTACGGTAACACCGACAAATACTTTAACGGCAACACCTACGGTAACACCGACAAATACTTTAACGGCAACACCAACGGTAACACCAACGAATACTTTAACGGCAACACCTACGGTAACACCAACGAATACTCTGACGGCAACACCTACGGTAACACCGACAAATACCCTGACGGCAACACCAACGGTAACACCTACGAATACTTTAACGGCAACACCTACGGTAACACCAACAAATACTTTAACGGCAACACCTACGGTAACACCAACGGTGACACCAACGAATACTATCACACCTACGAATACTCCTACAATAACACCAACACCAACGTGTGAGTGTTTCATATGGGAATTCAGAAATCTAGCCTCAAAAGATGCTAAAGTAACTTATAAAACTTGTGAGGGTGGAAGTGATTTCGAAATTATACCAATTGGAGGTACGTCAACATTTTGTTTAGGTTTAATAGTGTCAATGGAACCTGTGGGTGAGGTTGAGGCTAATTTTATTGATTGTTGTAACGTACCACCAACACCAACACCAACACCGACAATAACACCAACACCAACGTGTGAATGTTTTGAATTTGAAATAACTAATCCTACCGGAAAACCTCAAGATTTAACGTATAAACGATGTGGTGATTTCTTTAATGTCACTCAAGAAATCCCTCCCGGAATAACTATCATTTGTGCAGTTGAAGTTTTAGATTCATCTGAATATAGTTGGATAAATATAGGATGTTGCCCACCATCTTATACGGCAACACCAACACCAACACCAACAATAACACCAACACCAACAATAACACCAACATGTGATTGTTTAAATATTAGATTTCAAAACTTTACCGTTAATGATGGTCAAGTAACTTATAGAGACTGCACTACCGGATTTGTTGGTACTTCTCTTGTACCTGCGGGAGGTACCCTTACTATCTGTACAAATGAATTAGTAGATTATGACGCCTTTCTTGACGGTCCAAATATCATAGGTACTTGCTGTGATGAATAAGACCCAACGTAAAATTATAAAAAAAATATTTTTATAGTTAATTACAGATGAGTTTAATAAGATTAATACTTCACGATACAAATATTATTTCTATATTTAAATTAAATTAAAAGTAATATGGAAATATTTGTTCAAATCGCATCATATCGAGACCCTCAACTTATTCCAACAATCGATAACATGTTGGAAAATTCTAAAAACCCTGAAAACCTGAGGATAGGTATTTGTCATCAATACCACCCCGAAGACGAATTTTCGGACCTTTCTAAGTATGGTGATGACGATAGATTTAGGATTATTGACGTTCTATATTCCGAATCTAAAGGGGCATGTTGGGCGAGACATCAAATACAACAAGTCTATTCCGGAGAAACTTATACATTACAAATTGATTCTCATATGAGGTTTGAAAAAGATTGGGATATCACTCTAATCGAGATGATTAACCAACTACAAGAAAAAGGACATAAAAAACCTTTACTAACCGGATATGTCCCATCATTCTCACCTAAAAATGACCCCGAAGGAAGGGTTAATGTTCCATGGAGAATGTCTTTTGATAGATTTATACCTGAAGGTGCGGTATTCTTTTTACCTGAATCAATACCTAATTGGGAACAATTAACCTTACCTGTACCGGCAAGATTTTATTCGGCTCATTTCTGCTTTACCTTAGGTCAATTTAGTGAGGAAGTACAACATGACCCGGAGTTTTATTTTCATGGTGAAGAAATATCAATAGGTGTTAGAGCATTTACTCACGGGTATGATTTATTTCATATTCATAAAGTGGTTATATGGCACGAATACACTAGAGAAGGTAGAACAAAACAATGGGATGACGATAAGGATTGGGTAAATAAAAATAATTTGGCTCATAAAAAAAATCGACAACTGTTTGGAATGGACGGTGAGGTTGAATTGGATTTTGGTAAATATGGGTTTGGTACAGAAAGAACCCTTAAAGATTATGAAAAATATTCGGGATTACACTTTTCAAAAAGAGCTGTTCAACAATATACATTAGATAAAAAATATCCACCTAACCCATATAACTTTGAATCTGAAGAAGAATGGTTAGATAGTTTTACAACAATTTTTAAACATTGTATCGATTTAAATTTTGGACAAGTACCTGAAAAAGATTATGATTTTTGGGTTGTGGCCTTTCACGATGAAAATGATGAAACTTTAAATCGTAAAGATGCTGACGTTAACGAAATTAATAGAATGTTAAAAGACCCTTCAGGTTATTGCAAAATATGGAGAGAGTTTCAAACAACAGATAAACCACACCATTGGGTTGTATGGCCTCATAGTAAATCAAAAGGGTGGTGTGATAGAATAACAGGAAATTTATGATGGATTATGACGGAACATTTTTGTTTTTTAAGTGAGGTTAATTACCCCAATTATGTTAGGAGATTTAAAGAGTTTAATTTAAAACGATATTTAGAGTTAAATTTAGATATCCCGTATTATATTACAACAAATTTAAAAAAAGAGTTTTCAGAATATGAAAACCATCCATTAATTAAAGTTTTCGATATTAATGACTTAAGAAAAAATAATAAAAATTCAATTAAAAATGAATTATTACCTGAAAACCCCATTGGGTTATATCCCGTAAAATACCCTTGGAACTCAAGAAGGTTTATTTTAGAAAAAGCGGCTAATGATGGTTATTTAGGTTTATTTTTTTTAGAATGTGATACTAAAATAACACCACACATTGATAATAGTAAGTTGATTGAAACATTAAAAAATTTATACGAACCAAATACGGTAAAAACTTCGTCAGCTAGATTTGTTTATAAAAATAGACATCCATCTCAGGAGTTATTTTATAATCATAATAAATATATTGAAGATTTATCTCTTGATTTTAGTGATGACGATTACGATACGTTAGACGGTACTAATCAATTATTTTTTGGTAAAGATTCCGATAGTTTTAAACTTTTTTTTAAAAATTGGAACTTTATTACCGATTATGGTTATGAGAAACCATATGGATATAAAACAGGTTATTTGTCTAATTTATCTTTTGTAATTCCTATGTCAAATTTTAAATTAATTCACACCGAAACCCCGTTCATAACAGAACATAAAGTTGAAGATAGATATTAATTATCTCCGATATTCCTGAATATTAACATTAAGGGGATAATAGATTACAGATAAAAAAAATTATTAAAATATGTTTAAAGTATTAAATTATAATTTGGCAGATAAAGGATATTATATTAATTTATCGACATCCACCGATAGAGACCAAAAGATAAAAGATTTGATTTTAAAATATAATATTGAGGGACTAAATCGTTTTGAAGCGTTAACCGATGAAATGATTCAATATTCTTGTACTAAAAGTCATTTAGAAATTTTTAAAGAATCGTTAAATGAGGATTTATCAATAATATTTGTTGGTGAAGACGATTTTAATATTGAAGAGGAGTGTTATTTTCCATATAATAAAACTAAAAATTTTAGTGACTTAATTCAAGGTATTTATTCTGATTTACAAAGTATTGAATGGGATGTGGTATTACTAGGTTGTAACCCTAAATCACAAATACAACCAATAACAAATAATCTTGGGATTGTAGATAAGAGTTCCGGAGCTTGGGCGTATTTAATCAAAAAAAGAGCTTATCAATATATTTTAGAACATTCAAACTATAAAAGAGATTATATAGCTATTGATGATTACTTACCATTATTAAATAGTAAGGGTTTTGTGACTTTAACCACAATACCTTTAATTGTTAATCATGCGGTAGGATTCGAATCCACTCTCCAACCAAGAGGTCCCGTTAATTATAACAGATGGATACGAGGTAATTACCATAAATTTTTATATGACAATTACCCCAATGGAGATTTTACCGAATTTAGAGTAGAAAAAGAATTGACCGTTGTGGTGGCGGGACATTTTGTTGAAAATCACCGATTTTATTTAAATTATTTATTACATAGTTTACCGGATAAAGTATCAAAATGTAAGTTTATTGTTCATTATGATAAATCCGGAAATGAAGGTATTGATAGAGAAATTGTTAATTTAAATGCGTATTTTCGGGATGTTAAAACTGATTTAAATGTTGAATTATCATTTAGTTTTGGTGGTTTAATATCGACAATCGATACTATCTTACCAAAAATAAAAACACCTTATTTTTTATTTTTAGAACACGATTGGGTTTTTTTACGTAAAGACAATATTAATTTTGGTAAATTGTTAAAATCATTTAATAATCATAATTTTATAAATGCGGTTTGGTTTTCTAAAGATGATAATTCTATGAGGGGGTTTGAAATATCGACAGATGTTGAAAATAAAACGACTCCTTTTGAAAAGGAAGATAGGGTAACTGAAATTGATTTAGTAACGACTTGTAGATGGTCAAATAACCCGGTTATTTTTAGAACTTCTAAAATGAATGATTGGTATCATAACATTATTAAAAACCAATATGTGGGCGTCTCTCATCAAAGTTGTCATAATGTGGAAGAAACTATGATACCACATTACAGAAAAATCATTAGTGAAAATAAATGGATTGATATTAGAGATAATTGGGGAACTTTTTTATATGGTAACGTTGGTGAAGGTCCGTATGTTGGACACACCGACGCCTCACGAAGATACCAAGGACATTCAAAATCACAACCCGAAATAAACGGTGATGAATATATTAAAAATAATCCATTAAAGTTATGATAAATTATAATGTTGGAAAAAAAAATTAATACTAAGTATTGGACATCCAAGAACTGGAACAAAATTTACTTCAAGAATTAAACGACTATTGTATGAGATATGGTTATAAAAAAATATTCGATATTGAAAATAAAAAATTAATTACTAATTAAAATGAATAAAAATGTAAACGAAGCTTATCACTTTCATAATAAACAGGTTGACGGTAGTATAATTTCCCATGAACAAATATTAAACATATTAACAAAACTTTCAGAAGTTATTGAAAACAATATAGATGGTGATATTGTTGAATTAGGTTGTTATGTTGGTGAATCATCAAAATATATTAGAAAATTATTAGATGTGTATGAATCTAAAAAAACATTAACAGTGTATGATTCATTTGAGGGTCTACCACCATTAAGTAAGTGGGAAGAAAAATCAGGGTGGAAACCTTTTACATTGAAAACGAGTCAAGATATTCTAATTCAAAATTTTAAAAATAATGATTTAATTCCACCAAAAATTGTTAAAGGTTGGTTTAAAGATATAAAAGAAGAAGACTTACCTGAAAAAATTTCATTCGCATTTTTAGATGGTGATTTTTACGATTCGATATATGATAGTTTAGTAAAAATTTACGATAGAATGTCAGATGGGGGTGTTATTATGTTTCATGATTTTAGAAGACCTGATTTACCTGGTGTTGATGCGGCTATTATTGATTTTTTTAAAGAAAGAAATATAAATTATAATGTTATTGAAATATGTAATCAATTAGGGTACTATCAGGTTAATAAAAAAAATAGTGAACCCAAACATCATAATACTCATGTAACAACATTAGTCACTGGCTTGTGGGATATAAAAAGAGGTAAACTAAGTGAAGGATGGGCGCGTGGTTTTGAGGAGCATTATTTAGAACATTTTAAAAATTTTCTTAAGATACCAAATAATTTAATAATTTTTGGCGATTCAGAATTAAAAAAATTTGTAGAAAAAAATAAAACGCATGATAATGTACAATTTATAGAAAGAAGTTTATCGTGGTTTAATAATGAGTTTTTTCAAAAAATTCAAAATATTAGAAAAGATTCTCAATGGTTAAGTCAATCAGGTTGGTTATCAAATTCAACACAAGCTAAATTAGAGTATTACAATCCTTTAGTGATGCAAAAGATGTTTTTACTAAATGATGCATCAATTATGGATAGATTTAATTCTGATTATTTATTTTGGATTGATGCCGGATTAACCAATACCGTTCATCCGGGTTACTTTACTCACGACAATATTTTAGATAAATTACCTAATAAGATAAGTAATTTCCATTTCATTTCATTTCCCTATGATGGGAAAGTAGAAATTCACGGATTTGAATATCAATCAATGTGTAGATTATCAGGCCAAGAAGTTGATATGGTATGTAGAGGTGGTTTTTTTGGGGGTAAAAAAGAAATAATTTCAGAAGTTAATGGGTTATATTACTCATTGATGGATGACACACTGAGTAGAAATTTAATGGGTACTGAAGAAAGTTTATTTACAATACTCACATACAAATACCCCGAATTATTTACCTACTCTAAGATAGAGTCTAACGGATTAGTATCTAAATTTTTTGAAGACTTAAAAAATGATACTGTAGTTATTGAAAATAAAAATAACAACATAATCATAGATTCTATAGATACTAATAAAGTAGGTTTATACGTTATTGGTTTTAATTCTCCTAAACAATTCGAAACTTTAATTACTTCTATGTTATCATACGATAGTGATTTTATTGATAAACCTGAAAAGTTTCTACTAAATAATTCTACAGATTTAACAACTACCCCCGAATATAAAAAACTATGTGAGAAATATGGTTTTACTCACATCAAGAAAGATAATTTGGGAATATGTGGTGGTAGACAATGGATTGCTGAACACTTCGATAACGAAGATTTGGAATCAATGTTTTTCTTTGAAGATGATATGTTTTTTTATCCGAAAAAAGGAGAGGTTTGTAAAAATGGATTTAACAGATATATTTCTAAACTTTACACTAAATCTTTATCTATTGTTAAAAAAGAAAATTTTGATTTTTTAAAATTAAATTATACAGAATTTTTTGGTGATAATGGAACACAATGGAGTTGGTATAACGTCCCACAAGATTTTAGAGAAACTAATTGGCCAAATAAAAAAAGACTACCTGAGATAGGCTTGGACCCTAACTCACCTAGAACCAAATTTAATAATATTAGAACACATAATGATTTACCCTACATAGATGGTGAAATTTATTATTGTAATTGGCCACAATTAGTTACTAAAAAAGGTAATAAAAAAATGTTTCTAACTGAAAAATGGGGACACCCATTCGAACAGACGTGGATGAGTTATATTTATCAAGAAACTATTAAAAATAATGTAAAACCGGGATTATTATTATTAACACCAACTGAACATGATAGATTTGACCATTACGATAAAAACTTACGAAAGGAAAGTTAATTTAATATTTCCATAAAACTAAGTATTTATTATAAAATCAATTAATGGAATTTTATATAAAAAAGAACGCAACATTACCTCTTCTTAAGATGGCTGTTGTTAAAGATGGTAGAAGTGATTATGATAAATTCATGTCTGAAATTGAAAAGTCCTCATTATACTTTTCAATGGTTAATGTTGAAAACGGGATTCCTAAAATAACGACTCAACCGGCTGGTTTTGTTGAGATAACTAAAGACAATCCTGACGCACCTGACGAATTTTATATATACTTTAAATTTTCTAAAAAAAATACCAATAAAGTTGGTAGATATGAAGGTCAATTTCTCATTAAAAATGATGATGGTAATTTAATTTTACCAATTAGAGAGCAGTTATTCATTAATGTACAGGAATCTTTTATTAATCAGACACCTTCAACTGGCTCTATTTCCGGAGTATACCCAAATTTCTAAAACAATTCTTTTAATTATATGAGTTATTAAGATTTGATTTAGTTCAGATTTTATCTTATATTTGTTGTGAACTAAGGTAAATGTCGCGTTAATGTGGCAGCTAATACACCAACTTAAAAAAACAACGATGGTATCAGAAGATGAAATTAAAGAATTCCTCGAGGGTAATGACCCCGAAAAATATATTGTTTCTGTAGAATATGATTACAGAACCGATTGTGTATATAAAGTTATAGAAGACCCTATAAAGGGTAAATCAATTCAAAGAGACACATTTATACCATTCGCTTGGGTGGGAAGTTTTAATGGGTTTAAGTTCTATGGATTATCAAAAGATAGACAGAAAGCTGCGATGACAAAACATAAGATTGTTATTGAAAACTTAAGAACAGACGGTAACGATAGACTCGAAAACGGAATGAGATATTTGGTCAAATCTTTAAATGGTTACCGTTCATTAGTACAATTTTTTAGAGAAGGTGGTTTAGACCCGTGGGGTGATAATACCAAACAATTAATCACTATATTATCTCCGGTAGAACAATACTTAATATCGAAAGAGAAAAGATTGTTTAAAGGGTTTGACGAATATGATGATATAACAAGACTTGTATTCGATTTAGAAACAACTTCTTTAGAACCTAAAGATGGTCGTATATTTATGATAGGTATTAAGACAAACAAAGGTTACCAAAAAGTTATTGAATGTGCAACCGAAGAACAAGAAAGGGAGGGTATTATACAATTCTTTAATATCATTTCAGAAATAAAACCTAGTATAATCGGTGGATACAATTCAGCAAACTTTGATTGGTTTTGGATTTTTGAAAGAGCTAAAAAACTTAATTTAGATTTAAAAAAGATAGTTAAAACTCTAAACCCCAATCAATCGATTAGAGAGAGGGAAAGTATGTTGAAACTTGCTAATGAGGTTGAAATATTTAACCAAGTAAGTATGTGGGGTTATAATGTAATTGATATATTACATTCAGTTAGACGAGCCCAAGCCATTAACTCGAGTATTAAATCTGCAGGTCTTAAGTATATAACTAAATTTATTGATGCTGAGGCTGATGACCGTATCTATATAGACCATACCGACATTGGCCCAATGTATGCTAAGAAAGAAGATTACATACTTAATATTAAGAATGGTAATTACAGAAAATTAGAACAATTCGACTTTGATGATTTAGACAGAAAATTTCCTAATTCTTACATTAAGACTACCGGTGATGATATTGTTGAAAGGTATTTGGATGATGATTTAGAAGAAACATTAATCGTAGATGATGAATTTAATCAGGGTACGTTCCTATTGGCATCTTTAGTTCCAACAACATATCAGAGAGTATCTACGATGGGGACCGCAACCCTGTGGAAAATGATAATGTTGGCGTTTTCGTACAAACACGGATTAGCGTTACCGATGAAAGAAGAAAAAACCGATTTCGTAGGTGGACTTTCAAGACTGTTAACCGTGGGTTACTCTAAAGATGTTTTAAAATTGGATTATTCGTCACTCTATCCATCAATACAATTAGTACATGATGTATTTCCTGAATGTGATATTACGGGAGCAATGAAGGGAATGTTAAGTTACTTTAGAAACTCACGTATAAAATATAAAAACTTAGCCGCGGAATACGCGTCTATCGATAAAAAGAAGTCAGTATCGTATGGTCGTAAGCAATTACCTATTAAGATATTCATTAATAGTATGTTCGGAGCCTTATCCGCACCACACGTATTTGCTTGGGGGGATATGTTTATGGGTGAACAGATTACGACTACCGGTCGTCAATATTTACGACAATTAGTAATGTATTTCACGAAGAGAGGTTATAAGACTTTGGTATTAGAT